AGCATGGGTCTGTTGGTTATGGTGCGGTGGTGTGGCCGTCCTTAGTTCGACGACGCGGCGATGTGGTTGTCTGGGCCGCGATGGTAATGTTACCGGTAACATAAAATGCTTTCTTTTGTGCGCAAAGTAATCTTGACTGCATGCTAATACGTTGCTAATGTGGCGTTACTTAACCAGAGATAGGGGATACAGAGATGAAAGCATGGATTACGAAATACGCTTTGACGGCCGGTGTGTTTGAGGTGGCGGGCGAGGTTACGGTTTCAGGGTGCTTACGGTACGAGTCGGGCGGGTATGCTTGCTATGCTTGCTATGCTTTCGGTAACGACTGGCACAGCGACAGAGCATCCGCGATAGCACGTGCAGAAGAGATGAAAATCCGTAAATTGCAGTCGTTGGACAGACAAATCAAGAAGGTGTCGGCGCTCAAGTTCGACTGAAACAACAAGGCCCCGTTATGGGGCCTTTTTCATTTGCTCTGGTACACCTCTCGTATCTTCTCAAGCCACTGGTCATCCTTCTGCGTCTTCGTGGACTTCACCACGGCATCGGCAACCCGGAAGAAGGCCCAAGCGATCATCTGCTCACTAGCCAGCGACACAAGGAGCCGCGTCAGGAAGGCCGTGAGGCCCTTCACAATCAATCCAATGATGAACGGCATAGGTCACCTCTGTACTTCAATCTGGAAGTGGGGACCGTCCTTGAGCGTCTTCCAGTCCCCGCCCCAGGTAATCGTAACGCCCAGCTCCTTGGCGGAGGCCTTGAACACATCGGCAACCCTGCGGTAGTTCTCAAAGTCCCAGTTCGCGTTGCCCCCAATCAGGACGCAGATGTCCACCGCCTCGCCGACAATGTGGCGGGACTTCATGGTCTGCGACTTCTTCTGGGCCACTAGCTCCCGTTGCCGTTCGACAGTGCGCAGCCCCTCGGTGATGGAGAAGTCGAGCGGTGACCGGGTAATCGCGAGCTTGACCACTCGCACCAAGTCATCATTTACGCCCGCCATCCGGTCGATGCTGCGTTGTGATAGTTTAAACCCCATATGAACCTCGCTATTTGCAGTTATACACGGAATACCCGTATACTCACGGCAATCATACACCAACAAGGATTGCAACATGGCTATGAAGAAACCCAAGAAAGACCCTGGCGCCGCCAAGGCGCCGAAAGCAGCCGGTAACGGCTCGCAGCGTCCGAAGTCACGCGCCGCCGGTAACGGCTCGCAGCGTCCGAAGTAACCATGAGCCTGAACGACGACCTGTTCGCCCTGATGTGCCTGACTGCGGTCTATGCGCGGTCGGCCATGGCTGCCGTGTTCTGTGCGGCCTACGCGGTGCACTCGTTCTACGCCCCGGCTATGGAGCAATGGCTGCGGTACGTCGTTCTCATCCTCATCGACTCGGCTGTGGCGTTTGCAGCTGTTGCGGTTAAGCGTCCGTCCCGAGGCACCGTACTCACCGGCGTGTTCTCCGGGGTCTTCCTGGTCGTCAATGCCGCCGGATTCGTGCTCTGGTATAACTATCTCCCACCCGCCACTTATGACGCGGTTTGCTCTGTTGTCTATATCGCCATGATGGCCGCTTTCATCGACGAGGGCTCGAATGGCCGATTACGACTGGCTATATACCGTTTGGCTGGTTCTGCTCCTGGTGCTCCTGTGCGTAAGGGTGTGGGTTTGCATCATAAGGATGGTGGTGAAGCATGAGCGTGATAAGCAAGCTGTCTCTGTCCGCCCAGACGACGCTGGGTGACGCCAGGGTCGCTGCTACCATAGGCGCAGGTACAACGGGCCTCAGCTTCGCCCAGGTGATGGGCTGGCTTCAGTCCAACATCGGGTTCATCGGCGCGATTGCCGGTGTGGTGCTGACCGCCGTCACCATCTGGGTTCAGGTCTCCGTTGGTCGGCGTGAGTACGCAGCCCACGCAGCTACACGGGAGCGCAACCGGGTGGAGCTGGAGAAAGCGAAGCTGGAGACCGAGAAAAGTAAACTTGAGCTAGAGCTGCTACGACGGCAGCTAGGAACCAACAACCAGTAGGGGTATGACATGAACCAACGACAACATATTGCGCAATTGCTGGCGAAGTACCTAGACCAGCAGGCGATATATAAATCGCGCAGGGAAGCTCTAGCCCGCGACCGCAAGGCGCTAGCCGTGTCGCTCTTTGAGTTGCTGGAGCAGGCATCGTGCGTTGAGTCAGTGGGTATTGATGTAAATATCACCGGCTTGGAAGATTAACCCATGTGTAAAGTTGAACTTCAGAAACTGATAGAAGCATATTACACCGCCGCCCAAAAGAGGTTAGCAGCCCGTGTAGAGCTTCAGATTGCCGAGAAAGAGGCGTCATTGGCTTTAATCACGTTGGTGGAAGCTGCAGAACAAGTTGAGGACGTACGCCTGAAGCTATCAATCGAAGAGTAGAAACTCTCAGAATAATGTGACGCAGGCCCCGAAATGGGGCTTTTTGCTGCTTGACGTATAGTTATTACAGCGCTAGTATCTCTACATCAACAACGCAGAGGTGCGATATGAACGAAGTATGGATAGTTGAGTTTGGCAGCGTGTACGAAGGGCTAGAAGTGGTTTCCGTGTGGCAGACCGAAGAGGAAGCTAAAGCTGAAGCGGAGCGACTGGAAACCCCCGGTAATTGTTTCCAGAGCGACATGGCTAAGGTAGTTCGTTTCACCGTAGGGGCGCCCCATGAAACACCAAACTAACCGAACCGCGCTCCTGATAGCGCAAGATTTAGCCCAAATGGCGCTGGCTGCAACCTGCTGGCGTCGCGATGTGTACTGGCGTGCCGCAATGGGGGAGATGCGCCGGGCTTATAACCTGGAGGTAGGACGATGAAAATCAGCAACAGCAAGCAGCAACTGGCCAAGATTATCAAAGAGAACGGGGGCTGGCGTGAGGGAGCAGCGTTTGCGGCGCAAGACGGTGACGGTGAGGTTTTCCATTTCAGCACTAAGCCAACCATAAAACCCGGTAGCCGAGTCTGGCGCCCTCATGGATGCCTCGGTGAAGGTCAGTTTGTGGGTAAGAAGTTGCCTAACTGGCACCAGACCCTTCTCTCGCGTGATGAGTATTTCTACCTGTACCCAGCGCCAGCGAAAGCTGTCGTAGAGTCGCCAGAGCAGCGCGCAAAACTTGCGGAGATTTACAAGCCGTCTATCGAACGGCTGGCCGCCGACTACCGCAACGCCAAGGACTACGCCGGGCGCAAGCAGCAAGAGGCTGATGCCGCGAAAGCCGATGCAGAGGCTAAGCTGGCCGAGCTGGTTGCTGCGGGTAAGGCGGTTGGGTTGGTGTTGAGTGTTGCACCAGCCCGAGATGCTGCGCGACTATGTGCGACACACGGCAACTGAGCACATCTTCCTCATCGGCGGCGCGGAGACATTTGCCAAGTTCGCCTGTGTCGTTGACCGCTGGTACATCGACAAGACCAGCTTCGACGGGCCGCATTTCGGCAGAGATTGGTTCGACCCGATGTGGCTTGTAGAATCCGAATAGTCGTGTATAGTTTGGGTTGTGGAGTAGCTTTAAGCAGCCGTTGTAAGACGGTTAGCCGATAAACAAAACCAGCCGCCCGTCAGCGAGGCATGGTTGGGCAAAGATGGCCCCACAAAACAGTTTCCCCCGACAAGGAAACAGAGAGGAGGTGATTCCTATCTCAAGCCGGTGGTATTCCGGTAAGCTCCGAGCACCGTCGAGAGATGGAGTGAAGAGCGCACAACTATCAGCGCCATCAGCCGGATGTTCTGGGGTTCGACTCCCCTGAGAAGTGACGGATTCACCACTCGACGGAGTGAGCGCAGGTTCGACTCCTGCGGATGGCGCTGATAGTTGTGGCGCAGCTAACAGGAACTTCGCGCGGTAGTTAGCCGATGTACGCGACGGAGTGAGACCCGCAACAAGACCCTGACCTCTACGTAGAAATGCGCACGCCAGGGTTATCTTCTTCCCCTCCCAGATAATCCACTATACAATCGAACCTAGATGTGCTGGGCACGTCGTATCGTGTTGCGATGGTCGCAGCGCCATAGCCAAGAGGTTCACACATGAAAATCGGCAAACCCAAACCGCACGGCATTGCCGGAGTTACGCCGGTTCGCAAGCCGGGCGACCCTAAGCCCCCAGATTACCCAGGCATGGGGCAGCCCACGAAGTACAGGCCCGAGTATTGCCAGTCCATCATCGACTTCTTCGACCGCTCCTCATGGGAAATACACTACGACATGAAGGAGACGCCCAAGGTAATGCCAAAGGATAACGTCCCCACGGTCATTCGCTGGTGTCGCTCACTAGGCATTCATCCGCGCACCGTGTCCCTGTGGGTATCCAAGTACCCCGAGTTCGCCGAGGCCCACGAGACGGCTATGGAGCTCCAGAAAGCATTCCTCATTGAGTCAGGCCTTACCCACGGCTCTGGCGGCTTCGCCATATTCATGCTCAAGTGCAACCATGGGATGGTTGAGCCGAAGACCGACGCCGAAGAGAAAGACGACGGCCCTATCCAGCGGGTAGTTGTGGAGGTCGTTGGTGCAAATCAGCATAAAGGCGACTGAACCCCAAGCGGCCTTCCTCGGGATGCACTGCAAATTCCCCGCATTCGTTGCCGGGTTCGGCACGGGGAAGTCCGAGGTGATGTGCAACTCTGCGCTGCTCGACAGCCTGGAAGGCGGCGCGTCGTCCATGATTGCTATGTACGAGCCGACCTATGACCTTGTGCGCCTCATCCTCGCCCCGCGCATGGAGGAGAAGCTGCAAGAGTGGGGGGTACGGTACAAGTATAACAAGTCCGACAACATCATCTACACGTCTAATCGGCAGCTCGGTGACTTCGTCCTGCGCACCCTGGATAATCCAGCCCGTATCGTCGGTTACGAGTCGTTCCGCGCCAAGGTGGACGAGCTCGACACCCTCAAGACCGAACACGCGAAAGAGGCGTGGAACAAAATCATCGCCCGCAACCGCCAAATTCCTGACACCTACGTCGCAACGTCGCCAAAGCCGGTCAATACCGTGTCGGTGTTCACCACGCCGGAAGGGTTCCGCTTCGTGCACGACCGCTGGGTCGTGAACCGGAAGCCCGGTTACGAGATGATTCAGGCCAGCACCTTGTCGAACCCGTTCCTGCCAGAGGACTACGTTGAGTCGCTGCGGGCTACTTACCCAGGCCAACTCATTGAGGCCTATATCGACGGCGAGTTCGTCAACCTGACCTCCGGCACCGTCTACTATGCATACAAGCGCCAGCGCAACAGCAGCCGCGAGACCATTCAGCCGGGCGAGACGCTATACATCGGGCAGGACTTCAACGTGGGCGAGATGGCTTCTACCGTCTACGTGCAGCGAGGTAGGGTATGGCACGCGGTTGCCGAGTTGAAAGAGATGTTCGACACCCCTGACGTTATCCGCGCCATCCAAGACCGGTGGCAAAGCCATGGGCACCACATCGTGATGTACCCGGACGCCAGCGGCAAGAACCGCAAGAGCAACAACGCCAGCACCTCAGATATTGCACAGATGCAGCAGGCCAAGTTCGAGGTCAGGGCCAAGCCCTCCAACCCGGCAGTAAAAGACCGCGTGTCAGCGATGAATAAGGCGCTAGAATCGTGTATGGTTATGGTCAATGAGCAGGCTTGCCCGGATACAGCCCGTTGCTTGGAGCAGCAGGCCTACGACAAAAACGGCGAGCCCGACAAAGGTAGCGGGAGCGACCACCAGAACGACGCGACCAGCTACCCCATCGCCTACGAGATGCCGGTGGTCAAGCCCGTTATCAACATCCCGGTTCGTTTTGCACTTTAACCAAGAGGTTTATATGGCTCAGCTACCTACAGTGGAATTAAAAGTATCCGTAACGGGCCTAGAACCGATGAAACGGTTGCTAGCGCTGCTGCACGATAATTTCGAATCCCTGCCAACCCCGCTCCAGCAAATGGTGCTCGAGCTTGCTAGCGACGATAAAAACGCCTGGGACGTCGTTTACTTCGAGAAAATGGGCTTGGGGTGTGGCGACATCGAGGTGACCCTCGATGGTGAAGTACGGCCCTCTGGGGTACTCGCTATCTGGCCTGATACTTGTGAGGCGGTAATCTGGGGGCGCGGAGTTACGCAACACGGTCATATCCAGGTTAAAAACCGCAAGACCGGTGAAATTGTATGTGAGGCCCGTAAATGACCGCAAACGTAAACTTTGGCGGCGGGGTAAAGACCCGTCACCGCGACTTTGACAAGGCGTTCAATGTCTGGCAGAAGGTGCGCCACGCCGTGTCTGGCGACCTCGTAACTTACCTGCGTAACGTCGGCAAGAACGAGCCAGACCCCGTATACGGCGCCCAGCGCCAGAAGGAGTACGAAGACGGGGCAATCTGCTACAACTTCACCAAGCGCACCCTGTCCGGTATGGTCGGTGCCGTGATGCGCAAGGAGCCAGAGCAGATTATTCCGGCTAAGTTGGAGTACCTACTACAGAACGCGGACGGCTCCGGTGTGGGGTTGTGGCAACAAGCCCAAGACACCTTGGGGGAAATTGACTCCGTGGGCCGTGGGGGCTTGCTGGTGGACGCCCCCGACGTGCAGGCGGCGACGATGGCCGAGCAGAACGCCGGCCTGCTTAACCCGGTGCTGGCCTACTACACGGCAGAGAACATCATCAACTGGCGCACCGAGCGCGTCGGGTCGGTGAATCGCGTCGTGATGGTCGTCTTGCGCGAGCAGTACGAATACCAAGACGGTGCGGACGAGTTCTCCTACCTGTGCGGCGAGCAGTACCGGGTACTGGACGTGTATGACGGCAGGTACCGCCAACGCGTATACGGGTTCGATGCAACCGGCGTCGAGCTGACCGGCGAAGTCGCGGAGATTTATCCGCAGCTTGGGGGTCTTGATGCTGACGTTATCCCGTTCACGTTCATCGGTGCGACCAACAACGACCACACCATTGATGACGCACCGTTGCTGCCGTTGGCCGAGCTGAACATAGGTCACTTCCGCAACTCGGCGGATAACGAGGAGTCGAGCTTCGTGGTTGGGCAGCCGACGCTGTTCATCGCCCCCGGCGAGAACATGTCACTTCAGACGTTCACTGAGGCCAACCCGAATGGTGTGAAGATGGGCTCCCGCTCAGGTCATAACATTGGTGCTGGCGGTAACGCGTTCCTTGTGCAGGCCGAGGCCAACAACTTGGCCAAGGAGAACATGAAGCAGAAGGAAGAGCAGGCGATTCAGATTGGCGCCCAGCTGATCACCCCAAGCCAGCAGATTACCGCCGAATCGGCGCGGTTGCAGCGCGGGGCAGACACCTCTGTGATGTCCACTATCGCCGGGAACGTGAGCGCAGCGTACACCCAGGCGCTCAAGTGGGCCGCCGATATGGTCGGCGCTCCGGAGGACGGTATCTATTTCAAGCTGAACACCGACTTCTTCTTGCAGCCTATGACGGCCCAAGACCGCGCCGCATGGATGGCGGACATCAACGCAGGGCTACTCCCTGCAACTGCCTACTATGCGGCGCTGCGCCGTGCGGGCGTGACGGAGTGGAGCGATGCGGATATCAAGGACGCAATAGCGGACCAGCCCCCGCCAAGCGTGAAAACGGCGCAGAACGTGGCGGGCGAGATATCGCCGAATGCGCAGGACGAGCAGCAATGAGAAAGGCCCCGTAACGGGGCCTTGTTGTTTCAGTATAAATTTATACTTTTAATCCTCTCTATTCTACGCTCCGCTGATGCTATTTTACGCCTTAAGGCCTCTATTTCGAGAATTCGCATTTCTTTTGATTTCGCTTTAGCGCCCGGCATGTCATAGCAAAACTCTCTCGGAGGAAGGACGACTAACTGGCCTTTAGCGTTGAAAAAATGTGCATAACCTTTTCGGTCTATCACCGCTTCGCCTTCTATAATACCGGAAGTTAAAACATACTTTGTTACATAGATATATTCTTTCCGCTCACCCATAACCATCCCCTCTATCTCCTATCTCGTGCGGCCCAACGCCGCACCGTTAAGATAATAGTAGTGTATTATATGTTAAGGTGCAACAACTATTTTTGTGGGGTACACTTGGCGGACACAAGGAGATAGTCACATGGCCAAACACTACAAACAGTTCAAGCTCACCCCGTACCCATGCTCGCTTCGCGTCTACATAGACCGCGTGGAGTTCGATAAAGCGTTTGGCGTTGACAGCACCGGCATGGGGGCCGCAACGTATCGGAACAACGGCCTTTTTGCGGTATTCATCCCTGCCTCCGACACCGGTACTGTTAGCATCCGCTCCGCCGCGCATGAGGCGTACCACGTTGCCGATTTCATCAAGGAACACGTCGAAATGGAGTACAAGCACAACTCCGGCAACGAGCACATAGCGTATCTCGTAGGGCATGTCTGCGAGTGCATCGCCATTGCTGCGGACAAGCTGACGAAGCAGAAACAGGACGCCGCAGCATGAGCCTTATCTCCGCTTTCATCAGCCACCAGATATGGCTCCAGCGCAATGCCACTAGCGAGGTCGGCGAGCTGCGCCAGTTCATCGAGCAGATGCGCCAAGAGGTCAAGCAGCAGGTTCTGAGCTTCGGCGATGAGAGCCGCACAAAGGCCAAGCTTACGAAGACGCTCAAGGACTTGACCGAGACGCTGTATGCCCTCGGCAACGACTGGGACGAGAAGCTAGTTGCCGATTTGCAGGAGCTGGCCAAGTACGAGGCCAGCTGGACCGCCGACACCATAGCAGACGCTACCGGTGTCAACTTCACCACGCCGACTCCCGAGCAGGTCTGGGCCGCCGTCAAGTTCCAACCCCTGGCGCTGGAAGGTAAGCCCGTCGAGTTCATGCAGCTGGTGCAAGGCTGGAAAGAGACAGAGGTAGCCAGGCTCGTGCAGGGCGTCAAATCCGGCTTCGTGCAAGGCCTGACCACACGGCAGATAGTCAAGAACGTAGTCGGCGCTGGCGGTCTAGGTGACGTGTCCGAGCGCCATGCTGCAACGGTCGTCCGAACCGCGCTGAGCCACGTATCGACCGAGGCGCGGCTGCTGACGCTCCAGAAGAACAGCGACGTCGTAGAGCGGTACGAGTGGGTATCAACGCTGGACAGCCGCACATCGACCATCTGCCGTAGCCGTGACGGGCAGAAGTATGAATTTGGCAAGGGGCCCCTTCCGCCTGCGCATCCTAACTGCCGGTCGGCAATCTCTCCGGTCGTCTCTGCCGAATTCGACTTCCTTGACGCCGGAGCGAAACGGGCTGCCCGTGGCGCGGATGGAGGTATGCAGATTGACGCGAACACGACATACTATGATTTCTTGAAGCAGCAGCCGGCGTGGTTCCAAGACAAGGCGCTTGGGCCGGTGCGAGGGGCTATTTTCCGCAACGCAGGCATGACACCAGAGGAGTTCAGGGTCGCGTCAGTAGACGGCTTCGGCAGGCCTCTCACGCTGAAAGAGATGGCTGAGACAGATAAACAAGTAGCGAGTTACCTTAGAGGAGAGTGATGATGCCAGGATTTTTCATGGTTACCGACGTTCCAGAGCGTCGGGTTGTGCAGTACAAGCGGGTTACCGCGCCGGGTGCCGCCGTGGTGTTCTTGGATGATGAATCTGTACTTGGCAAGCCGGTAGACGGGATGCCGTTTGTCGACAAGACCGGCCTCGGAGTTGCCGCAGGGGGTATCCTGTTCGAGGTGCCATACCTTCCTGACGCGGGCAAGGTGTACTTCGCCGTGCAGCCAGAGGACTCCGAAGTGGGTGCGGCCTTGAAGACAGAAGCGAAGGCCGGCGCGGCACCATACACCTACCAGTGGTACAAGGATGACAAGCAGGTCGTGAACGTGCCGGATGGTGGCGGCGAGCTGGTGGCGTCAGAGGCAGGCAGTTACTGGGTCGTCGTAACGGACGCCGAGGGCGAACAGGCCGTGAGTCGGGCGGCGGTCGTAGCCTAAGAAAAGGCCCCATCACGGGGCCTTTCTACCAAGCCGTTTAAGCGCACGCTGTATGTGATGACGCGTAACGTCCCCCCCCCCACCAGGAGAATCAACGTATACTCGTAAGCTATCCAAAGTAACCCCCTCTTTTAGCAACTCCATAACGTGTTTCTGAACCATGTCACACCCTAAAAAGCCAGTATGATTAAAACTTTTGGCGGGGATGTATCCTGTTCGCGCGCTAATAGGTGGATACTCACCTGTGACTCGGAAAAACTTCATAGACATATCACTCTCCTACCTTGTCTATTAATAACTGCGTCACACCGACGCCCAAATCTTCCGCCACATCGGCAACATCTAGCAAGCCCCACACGCCAGTCGAGGTGAACAGCTTCTCCTTGAGCGTGGTGCGATTGTGTACTTGCACCTTGGGCGTCACCCCGGCTATGAACATAATCACGTTGTCGCGGGTTAGGCGCTCACCCATTGCCGTTAGCATCTTGACCTGACGGGCCTGCTCGGCCTTGGTCAGGATTTTCTTGGTTCGGGTTCTAATCATGACTTCCTCCAAACAACACCGGTGTCGCACTGCCACTCCCGTTTCACGACGGTAGACAGGACTGTCACTATCGTCTTGCCCGCTATTACGGGGGTCAATATCGTTTCGCTCCGCCACTCGCCGGTTCTAACGCAGTGATTTGCGTCACGATATGATGGCCACTCCTTGGCGTCCTGACATACCGCGTAAGCCAGCCACCCGACCAACACAAGCAGCAGCGCCAACAGTAAAAACCCAATTTTCTCAAACATTTCCGCATCTCCTCTGTGAATCTGAAACCATCATAATACTACCAGACCATTAAATCAAGCTCTAATAACTAATACAACGCTATAAATATATCTATTCACTAATTTTGCATGGTTAAGCGGGAGGGGAGTTGCCGTGCTACAATGGTTGGGATTTTCTCCTTCCTTTCTCCTTTCAATGACTTACAGAAAAAGGGAGAAGGGATAACTCCATCCCTTGAGAAGGGAATTGAGCATACCTATTGAGAGTATTGCTCATTCATCCCTTCGCGGGAGTAAGGGCGCACAACAATCCATACCTACGGCAGACGCTGCATTGCCGACCGCCGCGAGCTGGCGTACACTCATACCGAACAACAGGAGGCCCTATGCCAAACGTCCGTCTATACTTCGCCACTATCGCCGCCTTGCTGCTGGCAGGGTACCTATGGGGTCTCTGGCAGTATCAGACAGGTTGGCGCGAAGGCCGCAGCGACCTGATAACCGAACAGGCCGCCGACACCGAGAAGCTGCGCCAAGAGAACTCCCAGCGACAGCTGGTCGAAGACGTCAAGGCCGTTGAGGCTGAGCAACAGGGTGAGGCCAAGACGATAACCATCACCAAGGAAGTCATCCGCTATGTCAAAACTCCTGGTCGTACTGTTTGCGTGTTTCCTGACGAGCGCGTGCAGCTCAAGGCCCGTGCCGCCACCAACGCTTCAACTATCCCCGGCTTTGATGACCCCTCCGTGCCGGATGCAGCCGCCGGTAAGTGATGCCGACGAGGACTTGGCTATCGACGTGCGGAACATGGATTGCGTCCGCCAGCTCAGGCTGCAGGTCTACCGCCTGCAAGGATGGGCCCGTATTGCCGCCGGAGTTGAGAAATAGAAAAGGCCCCTTTCGGGGCCTTGTTTTTGGCTAGCATTAACGCAATAACGGATGTTCTTTAGCCCATCGGTCCAAATACTTAATCGCTAAGGAAGTTAGCAGAAGCGCCGATGCTCCGAACGTCTCCCCGGACAGGATGAGCGCGACTAGGCAGACACGCCCTAAGGCTAACTGCCAAATGGCTCCGTGTTGTCTATCCCTGGCCAACATTTTCAGAAGTTCTGCACGCTGGTCGGGGCCTGCGAAGAGGTAGATCGCTGCGCCGACGGTCAGGGGCGCAAATGCGAGCCCAACGACGCACCATGCGAAGATACCGCCAACGTCCACGGCAGCCTGCCACCCCGATAACGATCCGTAAATAACCGACGCAATAACCGACAAAATCACACTAGCTGCTATACGAGTTGCTGACATTCACTTTTCTCCTTTGATTGGTTCGGCTGGATATTAGCACTCTATTTCATCTAGGTAAATAGAAGATTTGCTTTACTTCCCCGGTTCTTTTATTCTTGACAACAAGTGCGAGCTGGGCTCGCGTAACTGACTGTCCAGGGGACATACTGATGAGTGACGTGATTGACGATAAAGAGCTGCAACCAGCTCCTGCACCGAAACTTTATACCGAGGAAGAAGTGGCCGGCCTGAAAGCCAATGCCGCGGCCCTGCTGGCTGAAAAGAAAGAGATGCAGAAAAAGGCTAAAGAAGCCGACGACGCACGACTGATGGCCGAGCAGGAGCGGGCCAAGAAGTCTGGCGAGCTGGAGCAGTTCGAGCAATCGCTGCGCAAGCAGTATGACCCGGTAATCGCCGAGAAGGACGCCAAGTTGACAGCACTGTCAAACCGCATCCTCGGCAGCGAGCGCAAAGCCGTTATGGGTGATGTGTTGGCTAAGGGCAAGTTCATTGACGCTGCTGCTGCGGAGCTGCTGACCCAGTTCGTGAAGACTGAGTTCGACGGCGACGCCGTAGTAACAAAATTCGTAGGAGTCGACGGTAGCGTTATCACTACCGATGTTGATAAGTTCGTCGACTACTGCAAAAAACATCCTGTTATATCGCATCTGATGCAAGCAGATGCAGCATCTGGCGGCGGGGCTGCTGGTAGTCGTGGCGCTGGCGGGGCCGGTAAGACGATGAAGCGAAGTGATTTTGACGGTCTTAACCCTAATGCCAAGCGCCAATTCATGGCAACCGGCGGCACCCTTACTGAATGAGGTTCTAAAAGATGGCTAACACCCTTACCGGACTTATCCCGTCCCTGTATAACGCACTTGATGTGGTGTCCCGCGAACTGACCGGTCTCATCCCGGCTGTTACTCTGGACGCTACCTACACCCGCGCCGCCGTAGGCCAGCAAGTTACCTCTCCGGTAACCCCCGCTGCCGCCGCGACCGACATCACCCCGGCGGTGACCCCGCCCAACGATGGTGACCAAGTTATCGGCAACACCGTGATGACCATCACCAAGGCCCGTCGCGTTCCGATTCGTTGGAACGGCGAAGAACGCTTGGGTGTGGACAACAACGGCGCCCAGTTCAACGTGATTTTCCGCGACCAGATGGCGCAAGCAATGCGCACCCTGACCAACGAAATGGAGCGTGACTTGGCGGCCTTGTACGTCGGCGCCTCCCGCGCAGCCGGCACCGCTGGTACCACTCCGTTCGCGACCAATACCGCTGACCTGATGCAGGCCCGCAAAATCCTGGTGGATAACGGTGCCCCGCAATCCGAAATGCAAGCGGTAATCGACACCACCGCCGGCGCTAACCTGCGCACCCTCTACGGCATCAACACCAGCCGTGACTGGTCGCAGGTGCCCATGAATCAGCGCGGTGTGCTGGTGACCCCGCACGACATGTCTGTGCGCGAATCTGCCCAGATTTTCACCCCGTCTGTGGGTACTGGTGCTGCTGCTACCACCAACGCCGCAGGCTACGCAGTCGGCGCGAAGTCCATCACTCTAGCTTCCGCAGGCACCGGCACCATTCTGGCGGGGGATATCATCACCTTTGCTGGCGACACCAACAAGTATGTTGTTGCAACCGGCGATACTGATGTATCTAACGGCGGCTCCATCGTGCTGGCGGATCACGGTCTACGCAAAGCACTCCCGGCAGCCGCAACCGCCATCACCGTAATCTCTGCGGGCCCGCGCTCTATGGTGTTCTCCCGTAGCGCCATCGCATTGGCTACCCGCGCCCCGGCCCTGCCGGTTGGTGGCGACTCTGCGGTAGACCGCATGATGATTACCGACCCTATTAGTGGCCTGACTTTCGAAGTCTCCATGTACGCCCAGTACCGCCAGATGCAGTATGAAGTTGCTGCCGTCTGGGGCGTCAAGGCGGTCAAGCCAGAGCACATGGCTTTGCTTCTTGGCTAATCCTTCAAGCGGGGTTCGCCCCGCTTCTTTATTCCGTTACCAGGAGCAATCATGGAAACCATCAAAGTCAAACCGTGGGGCGAGGGTCAGGGCGAGTACGTCCTCATTAACGCCGAAGATTTTAATCCCGAGATTCACGAGGAATTCGACGCCGAACCGAAGCGCACCCGTCGTCGTCGCACCGAGACCGAGGAGTAACCTATGGCTCTGGTCGTTGAAACCGGGGCCGTTGTGCCGGGGGCGGACAGTTACGTAAGTCTAGCTGACGCTAGAGCACTGGCTGAGAAGTACGGCAAGGCCCTTCCGGTCGACGACACCGAGGCCGAGGCCGCACTGCGCAACGGGGCCGTATACGTCGGGCTCCAAGAGCGGGTGATGTGCGGTTTCCGCGTATCGCCTGACCAGTCTCTGGCCTACCCACGCCGTAACGTGTTCGTGTACGGCTTCCCTGTCGCGTCGAGCACCATCCCGAGTCAGCTCATCAACGCCCAGGTACTGGCGGCGGTGGAGTACGGCACCGGTGTCGACATTCGTGCATCGACAGACGGCCGCACAACGTCAATGGAGCGCGTAGAAGGGGCCGTGACAGTCGAGTACTTCAACAACGGCACTACCGGAGCGACGACCACCATCACGGCAGCTATGGACGCTCTGAAGCCTCTGCTGTGCGGTAGCGTCAACGGCGCGTCGTTCAACGTGTACCGAGGCTGACTATGGCTCTGACAAAATCACAAATCTTCGCGCTCATCGGTACTAATCTCCCCGACAACACAACGGGCCAGATTACGCCGGAAGACCTGCGCGAAGTCACGACCCAGATTGCCGACTCAATGCTGTACGCCGCTGCCGGTGTACAAGAGGTTGAGGTACTGCGGGCGGCGTCAACGGCAACCCAAGAGCCGACGGCGGTAAACACTCCGTTACAAGTGGCTTTCGGTGCTGCGCAGGGCTCTATCGCGAACCCAGTGCAAATCAGCGCGGCGGGACTGTTGACGTTCAACACCCCCGGAACCTACGCGATACGCGTCAAATTGCAGAACGGGCGTACTGGGGCCTCCGGCACATCAATCTTGCTGAGCCGCATTCTCCTTAACGGAGCCCAAGTCGGCTCGGCTGCGGCTGTCCGGCTGGCGTCCGCCGACGCAACTATCCCGACCGATTCCCGTGTTGTCGTGGTAGCGCCTGCCGCTGGAGCCACGTTCGCAGTTCAGATTATGCGGGACGGCGCGGGCACCAACTTCGGGGGCGTATACCCGTTCACCGCCGCCGTGACTGCTTGGGGGGTTGCACCATCAGCCTTGATGGTCGTTTCCCGCCTTGAACCGGTGCCTTCGTCATGAGCAGCGCATTCAGCCGCAAGATGGCAGGCGTATCGACTCGCCTCCTGACCAAATACGGCAGCACTGTTTCTCTGATTCGAGCAGGCGCTAAGGTCTGGGACGCGAACCTTGGCGAGTACGTTTTTGGGTCTGATACGACACTTCCGCTGGCCGCCGTACCGGTGCCAGTTGCCGTTGGGCTTATCAACGG